CAGGTATAACACCTATAACTGTACCATCATCAGCTTTTCTAATAGCTATATTACCTGGATTACTTCTTTTAGCAAAGTCACCAGATATAGGATCTTCTAGATCAATAATGAATTTGTCTTTATTAAATTTTATAGATTTATTGGAAGATCTTAATTTAACTTCAACAGTATTCTTTAATCTTTCATAAGAATCACTAAATAATATTCTAATATTACCTTCACTGTTCCGTGTTACTTTTCTATCTAACCAAGGAGCGAAGTTTTTATCTTTTTTCCGTGCATTCCAAAACCAATCTGCACCTTTAGCTATTTTATGTTCTAAATAAGCATCATCTCCAAATTGCATTAATGGTTCATAGAATTCAGGCTTTGGACCCATTTGATTCAATGCTTTTTTTAACTCATCAAGTTCTTTATATCCTTTAGTTTTACCTTTTCTTCTAGCTAATCTATCTATTTCAGTTTGCAAAGGAACTAAATCAAAGTTTTTAGGATCTGTAGGATCAAGATTTAATTTACTAACACCTCTTTTTCTTTTTAATAGATATGGTTCTTGCTGTAAATCAAATACATATGGTTCTCCAGATCCTTTATAATCGAAACCCTTCATTAAGTTTCTTTTTTCAGTTGCACGATTCAAACGATGTTCATAAGCTGCATTTTCAAAATCTAATAAATCTTTTGTATCAAAGTTTTTAGCATATTTTGACTTAAGAATAGCTCTTTTAGACCCAGGTAATACACCAGCACCTTGAGCATACATACGATTTTGACTTACTCCAAAGTCAATTAAATCATCTAAACCACTTGTACCTAAATACTTTACACCTTTAACTGCTTTACCTATACCTTTATCTGCTAAGATACCAGTAGCTATACGTGTACCCCAACCAGCAAAACGTGGATCTAAGAATGGTGTGAGATGTTCACTCATACCTCTAGCTTGTTCTGCTAACCAGTCCTCACCTTTAGCTATTTCATTGATTAGTGGTAGTTTAGATATAGCCCATGCAGTGTTTTGTAGACCACCTCCTAATAAGCGTAGCATGTCATCACTATATCTATCTGGATTTTCTTGAGCTTGCTGTCTTAACCAATTTATACCAGTTTCTGTACCACTTTCTACAGCATCAAAAAATCTACTACCAATTAACTGTCTACCTTGAAACTGTTTACTTTCAATACCTAAGTTATATTCAAGATTATCTAATGGAGGATTCTGTTCAAAGTCTCTTTCTCTTTGCCAATAAGGTACTTCTTGTTCTAAAATCCTACGTTCTTCTTCTAATCTGTCCTGTTCTGCTTTCTCGTCACGTTGACGTTGGAGTGTCTCTTCATCTCTCTTTACAATACCAGGATCAGGACTACCAGAATATGTCATTAGTTTAACCCCATCTTTCTTAGATCATTTAATATATCTTTAGATAAGTCTCTATCTTTTTTATCAGTGTACTTCTCTGGTTTCAAATAAGTACCTTCATAAGCAGATACTTTTGATGTATCTTTATTCTTATCTATAGTTACTGATGTTTTCTTTGTATTTAGTGTTTTTAACTCATCTTTATATTTCTTAGTAAGATCAGTTAATAATGATTCATTTTCTGATTTTTTAAGATTCCTATACCCACCATGATTAAATGTAGGAGACTTACTTTCAAAGTCAGATATTTTATTAGTTAAATAAGTTTTCCTATCAGAATCTGTTTTTGCTTCTGATTCTTCTTTTCTTTTAATAGCTAATTTATCTCTGACATCAACTCTAACTTGTTCAGAAGATCTTAGTTTCTCTGCTAGTGGATGGTCATCAGTAATAGTAAAACCTTGTTTACTTAAATCAAAACTACCGTCTTCTGCTATTTGATTACTAAAGTATTTATCTTTCTCAGCCTTAGTTGAAAGTCGTCTTGGAAGTACACCTTTAAAAAAGTTATCATCTTTTTGCCAAGTACCCTTTCTAGTTTTAACGTAATATAAACCAGTTTCTTGGTTAAATATTCTAGTACCAACTTTAGCGTTCTTTAAAATGTCTTTCTTCATTTACGTTTAGCCCCTCCACGAGCACGATTCTTCTTAGGTATTTCTAAAGTTAGCCGACCTTTCTTATGGGAGACATCTTTACCGCCTCTACCCATAATCCCTAACTTCCTACGTCTACGAGATAATATCTTACGATACCGCCTTTTAGCAGCCGTACTATTGATCTTTTTTTGTTTTCTCTTCTGTTTTAAATAAGACTTCCTACCTTTCTTAGATTGATAATATCTAGAAGTCTTACCTGGGTTCTTAGCCCGTCTTGGAGCCATATAACCTCCGTTGTACTAGTTCAGGATCTACTTTGGGGAGGATTCTGTTGAGCTTGTCCATAGGACTGCCTTCATAAGCAACGCCTGTTATGTCATTAGTCTTAAGCCAATCACAGGCTGCTTTTAAGTCTTGAGTAGTAGCCTCGCCACTACGAACCCTCTTAAGGAATTCGTTAGTGACAAGGTTATGTAACTCATCAAACTTTTCTTCTTTGGCTTTAGCCATGGTCGTTTACATCGTTGACTATGTGCTTTTTCGCTATATTATGCCCTGCAGGTGCTCCTGGCAATGGTGTAGAATAAGGAGCTTCTGGATCTCCTTTCTTTTGTTTATTCTTTTTAGTTAATTTTGCCATTAGTTTAATAGTTTAGATTTTACAATTTCCAATGCCTGATCATCTAGTTTGTTATCAGTTCTAGCAACGTAAGCTTCAAGTAGATCTACTACTAGCTTCTTTACTGAATCTGACTTCAAGAAGGCGAAAAGGATGGGCTTGATAATTAGGATCATTGTATTTAGGGGATAGGGTTAAACTTTGTCGAGTGTGCCACGCGTAGCTTTTGTTGAGAATTTTTTAGAAACCTTTGCCTCAACTTTAGGTTCTTCTTTTACTTCTTCTTTGGTGTCTTCGGAGGACACTGATACTTCTGTTTCTGCCATAGTTTCCAACTTTTAATAGGTTTACATTCTTTTTTTAATTTCTTTTCAACAGCTATCTTTAAATCTTTTTCCCATTTAACTATAGGTATAACATCAGAGCACATGCTTGAAACACGACTACCAGGCTTTAACATAAAACCTTTCTGTTGTAGTTCTCCACATTTCAATACTCTAACTAACTCATAGTCAAGACGCATTTTCTCTTCTTGTCTAGCTGCTATAGAAAGACAACGCTTTAATCCTCTACGGTCCAAAGGAACCATAAAGTTAATTTGTCCTCCCCAATTCTCAGCAATTGTATAGCTAGAAGGTTCCATTTTACCTTCATCTATATCCCACGGTTTTGTATGATTACCCATATAAAATGGGCTAAACGTCATAGTAGATCCGTTGCACGATATGTTGGGACCATAATGCTGTCGGCTGGGAGCACCATTATTCTGGAACTGTACAGCCTGATTGGTAACATTTCCTGTTGCTGCTGCCACAGGATTGGAGGTGTTATTTGTTTCTCCTTCATTTGCTTTTACAGGGGCTATTGAGAGAAGACTGATAAGGATACCGTAGTAGAAGTAGTGTCGATTTCTCGATCTATTGCTGTTACTGACAGTACCTGACTGGCTGCTCTTGTTACTATTTCTAATTCGAAAGGATCTCCAGCTGTATGTAGGGTGAATATTGAATCTGAATCTGCTATACCTCCTGATGATGCTGATGTATGGGTTATATTTTCCCCAGTCCATTTGTTTAATGCAGACCCATAGGTTGTCGTAGTTATTTCTTCTACGATCTCTTGAGTCGTTGTCGTTGTGCTGTTCATCGAACCCTGGGTGAAATTGGGGGTTACTAATTCTGCTCTCGCTACCGTGGGTGATGCCAGTAATAAGAGTACTAGCCATTTCTTCATGTTTCCTTTTTCTTAGCCATTGGACAATTTGTCACGCCTTTGTCTTTATTGTTATTACCAGTAGACAAGCCAAAAGTGGCAAGTGCTCCAGTAAACACACTGGCAACGAACGTGATATCTGAGTTCCCAGCTTTCTTTATCATAGGTAACTCAACGTAATTCATCGTTATGATGAAACCAGACCAAACAACTACGCCAAGCCTGACGAATGTTCCAAGGATCTGGATTTGATGTTCTTGATCCTCTGCAGCATCTTTTAGCTTTCCGAGGAGTCCTTTTTTTTCTTCCTGTTTTCCTTCCATTTGTTAACTTTAGCTTGTAGTTGTTTTTGAACTTTCTTTTTAATTGGTTCAAATAAAGAAGAAGTTACAGAAGTTGTAGCTACTGCAACTACTGCTGTAGTAACTGCTGTAATTACTACAGCTGCTTCAGGTATCGGCATTTGTATATCCAATACAGGAATCTTTAAACTTGGTGCTGTAGGTTCTTCTGTAGCTTCTTCTTTTACACCTTCAGGAGCTTCTAGATCGCTTGGAGGTATAATAATAGGTTTATATGACGGTATCCGAGCTGTAGGAGGTCTGAAGTAAAGAGCATCAGGTATAGGTAGATCTGCTCTAGGTAAGTGTATATTAATATTTAGATTTACCTAGAGTAACCGCTGCATCATGCGTGGAGAAATCTTCACTTCCCCAGATACTTGTTGTACCGTCTTCTTTCTTATATACTTTGATTATCTCAAGATGATCTACATTACGCTTGAGAGTATCTTTATCCTCATCAGTAATAGTTGATTGAGCAGCTATACTATTGATTAGAGTAACACTATCTTTCGATGAGTTATAGATTTGTGCTACTTCGTCTGTTGTTCTTTCAGCCATCAGTTTCCTCTTGAACCT